ATAAAGCAATTTGTAAGGCACGTCGTCGTTGGAACTGTGAATGATATTAAATGATTTTACTGTTCCTAAAACAAAGTATAGCAACGAACAATTAGATGCGGTGCTGGTCGAGCTATGCGAAATTGTTTTACAGGGACAACAAAATAATCCAGACTTTAACGGACTAGTAGCTGCCGCAGTTATTGACCCTAAAGGTAGATTGGTTACGGGATTAAACTACTTGTACGGTACACGCCGGGTACACGCAGAGCGGTCAGCTGTTGATAATTACGAAGCAGAATACGGCGAACTTCCACCAAACAGTATTGTAGTTTCAACCCTTACTCCTTGTTCGCAACAGCTTGGAAATCGCGGCGATCTCACAGACCATCGTGTAGGATGTAGCTGTACTGAAATGTTAAATCATAAACATATTAAATTAGCTTATTGCGGCTACAATGACCCCTCACAAAAATATACAGAAAATAAATTTGTTACTATTATTACAGAAAATAGTAAACTTAAAGAATTATGTAAAAAAATTGCTCATGCCTTTTTAGATGCTGGTATTAAAGAAAACTTTGCCGATGGTCGAGGACCGGGTAAGCCAGGAGATAGTCAGCGTCACGGTATCTCAAAAGGTGCTAGTATGGCTGAGTTAGAAAAAGCGTCACACAGTAAAGGACGCAAAGGACAGTTAGCTCGCTGGCAGTTGAATATGCGTCGAGGCCATAAAAAATGAGAATCGACGAAGTGATTTATCATAACAATATCAAGCCTAAAAATCAAGACAGCTCAGGTTTAGTAAACAAAGGCGAACCAGTTCCGCCAGGTAAAGAAAAACGCTTACTAGGCAACTTAGTAGGCAAACTAGGACAATATGAAGTTTACAAGTGGGACAAGGGCAATGACTCTGCTTACTCTGTTTACGATCCTCGAACACGCATTAGTCAAATGACTATTAGTGGACACAATAAGCCACACGCATTTGAAATCTTTGGTATATACGCTGGCCCACTAGCTCCTATTCGAGCCTCTGATTTATATGCTTGGCTAGTCAAGGACCAAGGACTTACACTAGTAAGTGACAAGTATCAAAGTCCAGGCGGCCAAAGAGTATGGCAAGACTTAGAACAACGCTATGGACGCTCTGTAAATGTTTACGCATTTAACATGAAAACCAACAAGCCCATAAACACTGGCGCAGATGACCCTGAATCAACACACGGGTACAGAGGCGACATAGCTCAGAACGTTCGATTAGTAGCCGCCCCAAAATAAAAAACGCTAAATACAGTATGAATAAAACATTCGTACGTATATTGAGTAATATTGACTGTGATTGGGAAGGATTGAGTCCTATATACAGGTTATACGTCAACGACGAATTGTTCTCTGAGCGTACTTGGATATGGCCCAACAACTCACTACAAGAAGTAATACAAGTGGAAGGTCCTCCAGGCGAATATACTATACGCTACGAGCTAGTTGAACCGCATTTAGCTAAGTTTAAAGTAGGAACTTTATCCACAGATTACGGTCCAGCAGAGATTATTGATAATCTACACTTTAGGATCACATCATGAGATTATATGAAATTACAGGGCTAAAAGAAAACGCATCCGCAGGATCAACTGGGTCAGGAAGTATTGCTACAGTAGCACAACCGCTAGGTGCTATACAACGAAGAATACCTAAAGATAGTATGTTTTTAGGTAAATATACTACAGACTCAGATCCGACGCCAAATACGCCGGATTGGATGAAAGAATTTAAACGGACAAAATAATGTTAGCAGATTTATTAAAAACTTACTTAGCATCAACTTTTGCTTACTATTTGAAAGCTCATTATTTTCATTGGAATGTGGAAGGTCCAGATTTTGGCGAACTACACGCTTTTTTTGCAGAGATTTATGAAGATGCTTATTCAGCAGTAGATACAATCGCTGAACAAATCCGTACAACAGAAGAATACGCACCAGGAAGTTTTCAACGCTTCCAGGAATTATCAGAAGTGCCAGGACAAACTATGATCCCCCGCGCTCGCTTAATGTTAGAAGAATTACTCGCAGATACACAAACTATGAAAGACTTGAGCAAACAAGTTTTTGATGTTAGCACAGCCGAAGGTCGTGATGACATAGCTAACTTTGCCGCTGATCGTTTAGCGCAACATGGCAAGTATATGTGGCAGATAAAGAGTTATTTGAAAGACGTTAGAGCATAATATGAACTATGATTTTAGAAGCATCGTTGAGAAGTTAGCTATTCTTGAAGGTCGTATTGATCCTGAGAATAACGAACCGTTGCCTGAATCAAAACAAAAAAAGCCAGCACTATTCAATAACTTAAAAAAGAAAGAAGAGTCTGCTATTCCTATGGTAGGCGGAGTTGAGTTTGCCGAAGATAAAATGGAAGAAGATGTTTTAGGTAAAGTTAAAGCAAGTTTAGCTGACTACCTAAAATCTGCTGAAGAAAACATTAAACACGATACAGATTTAATTGCTAAGAAAAAACAAGACTTAGATTTAAAGAAAAAAGAATTAAAAGATTTAGAACTACAATCTAAAACACAGGAAGTTGACGAAGCTATCCCAATGGGTTTAGAAGAAAACGAATTACAAGTAGGCGATAGAATTTGTGTTGTAGCCCAAAACGAATATCGCGGTGAGTTCGGTGATATTATAGAATTTAGCCCGAGCGGCAAATTTGTTGTTGTAATGTTAGACAATGGCGACGAAGCAAGCATGCACATATCCGATGTTGAATATCTTGAAGATGCTAATTTTGAAGATGAATTAGATGAAGATCCAAATCAAACTCCATCACAAGGTGAAGCTCCTGCTGGTTTAACAGATCCTACATACGCAGAAAGCACAACAGCGCCTGTTAAAACAACTAATGTTGAATGGACTTCAGGTGGTGGTAGTGTGTTAGTTGAAATCCACGGCGACGAGCGTGATGGCTTCTGTATTAAACGTGCTGGTAAAGAATTACCCACACGCTTTAAGAGTTTAGAAGAAGCTGAGATAGCATTAGAAATGTTTACAGCAAGACGCAAGGCACAATTAGCAGCTGAAGAGTCCGCTGACTACATCGACGAGGCTTAACAATGAATTTATTTGATATTTTTGAAGGTGCTATTGACGACCTTGAAGCACGTCGAATTGAAGATTTAAACGCTAAGATGGACGACTTAACTGCTCGTGCCAAAGAATCAACAGACCCAAAATATAAAGAAGCTATGCGCCACGAATATGCTCGAGCTAAAGCAGAGCGCGATAGCTATTATAAAATAAATGTAGACGAAGCTCCAGGAGCTGAAACATTAGCACACAATCAAGCTACAGATGCCGGTAACTTACAAGCATTAGGTTTAGCTGAAGCTGGTAAAACAATGGACCCAGATGAAGTGGGTTATATGTTAAGCAAGGCCACTATACAAAAAATTGTAAATAACGCATTCGCACAAAAACTTCCCGATGTAACACCTATTGTCAAAACTCTAGACGCAGATAACGGTGCTTACAGCATCACAACATCTGACGATATGTTTAACTTAGAGTTAAGTGTAATAGGACAGTTAGGCGACATCGGTGTATTTGTTGAAAATGCTTACAACAGTTATAAAGGTTCTGGCGTTGTTACAGATATTATTCGTGGCTGTTATACCGCCGCAGAACGTCAATGGGGCACACCACAAACTCGCACACTGCAACCTGTTCAAGATACTGGACACGGTGTATGGCAAGCAATGGCTGATAAGTTAGGTGTTACATACGAAGCTGGCGCAAAAACAACTGATACAAGTGCTGCGGCACCTACAGGTAAATCTAAATATGGTGATGGCGCTAAAGTTGAAGGCACGCCTCCTAAAGAAGGCGACACAAAAACAGCAATAATTATAAATTCGGCGGGCTTAGAATGGGCTCCTATGGATATAACTGCTGAACAAGGACAAGAATATCTTACTGGTATGGACACTCCAATAACACTACGTTGGGTAGATGGGACAGAGAAGCCTACTGATATAGTTAAAGAACATGGTGGCGGTGGTGGCGGACCAGCACAATGGCACAGTTATGTACGAGCACATCGCGCTAATGAAGATGAAATTGACGAACATGGCGGTGGTGTAAACGGTATGAAGAATTATATTAGCTGGCGTAAGAAAGCTAACACAGAGCGTGGTATTACTAAAGCTCCTCCTCCAGTAGGCAAGTCTGCTCCAAGTAAACTACCTACTATTCCTAAAGGCACAGTTCACAGCAAGTTAGATCAATCACGTGGTGTTGTTCCTAAAGCATCATTTGATGAGGGTATATCTGAAGGTGCCAAATCTGTTTTTAGAAATCGAGTCGAGCAACAGCAAGGTAATGTTTTAGATCAAATTAAAAATTCTAATTATTCTGAAGCAGTTAAAACATATTTGTATAATATTCATCATCCTGCGTCTAATGTCTTTAAAGCTGGGTATCGTAGCTATCGCAAAGGCCAAGAAGAAAAAGAAAAACTTAAAGATTTAATAGTTCAAAAATATAACATAGATCCGTCTGAATTAAAAAATGCTGAATTAGATTTAATGGCAAACAATTTAGAGGAAGGCTGGTCTGATAAGCATAATCCAGTTCCGTACGGAGTTTATATTGACGGCAAGCAGTGGAAGGAATTTCCTACCGATGACCACGCTCGCGCTGTAGCTAACAAATTAGAAGCTAAGTTAAAAGCAGAAGGTCGTCCTGGCAAGGTTACATTTGCTCCATCACAAGCATACATGGATAGTTTAAAAGAAGCAGGCAGCCCAGCACAACAAGCCGCTATTGCTATCAATATGAAAAAGCATCATCAAAAGCCTAAGCATACAGACGAAGCGTCTATGAATTGGGCCGCACATAAGTCAACAGGTCCTAAATTTAGTGGCTATTTAAAAGGAACAGATCCTGCTCCTACTGAATATGGTAACAAGAGTTTTGGTGCTGAAGCAAAAGAAAATCCAATGGGCGCAAAAGAATTAGAATATTTAATTGCCAAAGCAAAAGAGATGACGCATACTCCTGATCCAGAGTTACATCATGGTGACGAACACGAAATTAACAGTGACGAGTTTGAAGTTGAAGAAGGCATTCAAGGTAACATGACAGTTAAGTCTGCTCCTATTACACATCCATTGCGTCAACGTAACTTTGTAGCTAAGAACGCTATACAAAGTGGCGCAGGCAAACACGCTAATCAATTAAAGAAAGCGGCAGCCGCAGGCCGTCATGCCAAACACAAAGGTCAACCTCTTGATATTAGTGAAGGCGATAACTTTTTAACTTGGGCAGTTCGTAATGGTTACAATCTTACCAAGCCAGCGGTATATGAATCTGCTCGTCAAACATACAACACATTATTAGAAGATTGTGGTCCTATTGCGCCACATAAAACATACTACGGTGCTATGGATGAAGATCTCAAACAAGGTGAATTCTATGTTTGGACTGTATACTTTGATGACGGTAGTAGTAAACGTATCAAAGTAACTAGTGATGAATTTGATCCATACGAGTATTATGCCAAAGAAAAGAAAAATGTAGTCAACGTTGACTATAATTGGAATAAACACCAATGAACGAAAATCAATACCCTCTAATTCCAGAACAACAAGGTGACGAGGATTATAAACTTAACCCTTACGCACCTGTATGAAATTTCTTGTTCTTAACGGATCTCTAACTCCACCCGAAGAATCAAATACTCAACGAGTAGTTGATCGAGTTATTACTGAGTTCAACCGTCATAAAGTTGTTGTTGACGAAATTATTTTAAGAGACTTAAATTTTGAACCTGGTGTAGATCGTGTAACTAGAGATGGCGAAGCCGACGGTATGACTTGGGTGTTACAACAAATATTAAAATACGATGGCATTATATTTGCTACTCCTATTTGGTGGGGTACCTACAGTAGTTATATCCAAGCACTTATGGAGCGTATGGGTTACATAGATGATTGGGGAATCAAAAATAATTTTAATCCACACTATGGCAAAACTTTTGGTATTCTTGTTTCAGGATCCGACGATGGATGGCAACAAACTGCTGCCAAGGCATTTGGATTTGCCAGCTACTTAGGATTTACTGTTCCGCCTGATGCCTTTGTAAGCGCAGTTGATGACGGTATGGATATTAAAAGTAGGAAAGATCCAGACGAAGTTATTAAAGTATTTGTACGCAATCAAATGTTTTGGGCAAATGCTATGATTAAAACTCAAGTAGGATTAACAAGTCAAGCTACCAATACAGCTACCAGAACTGGATATACTTCGGCACCCAGTTTCAGAAAAGAATCACCCTAGGACCGTAACTTAGTTACGTTTGGTGTAGGCGGACCCTGCCTTGGTAAAGCGATTCGCTACCGTGTAGCCAAAAGTGTCAAATACCATTTGACTTTATCCAAAATATACTGTATACTTGTAAAACATTAACAGGAGATTTAAATGTCAGATCGCGTCTTTACAGCAGAACAAACTAAAAAACTTGAACAGATTATTAACGAAGGTATGCAAGTTACAATGGAAATTGAAACTTTAACCGGCGGCTTAAATGATACTGTTAAAGCAGTAGCCGAAGAATTAGAAATTAAACCCGGCATTCTCAAAAAAGCAATCCGCATCGCACACAAGAGTGAATTTGGTCGCACACAAGATGACCACGCACTACTTGAGCAAATTTTAGTACAAGTAGGTAAGACACTATAAATATTATAGTTAGCAGTAAGAGTCGTTCACTTAACGAACATGAAACAAGGGTAGTGACCCATAAGTCACAGAAAGATTAGATGAGTTACGTAGACGCATTATATGACCGCGAGCATGATCGCATACACGTTGTAGAACGTATTGAAGGTAAACGTGTATATAAAGAATATCCTGCCGATTATATTTTTTATTATAATGATCCGCGAGGTAAGTTTACAAGTATCTACGGTACACCCGTTGCCCGTTTCTCTGCTCGTAACAGTAAAGAGTTTCGTAGAGAAGTTGCTATACAAAAAGGTAAGCAACTATACGAGTCAGATATCAATCCTATCTTCCGTTGTTTAGAGGACAACTACAAAAATAAAGATGCGCCTGAACTACACACAGCGTTCTTCGACATCGAAGTAGATTTCCACAAGGAGCGAGGTTTTTCTCCTACAACAGATCCATTTAATGCTATTACAGCTATATCCGTTTACTTACAGTGGATGGAGCAGTTAGTTACCTTAGTCGTTCCGCCCAAGCACATGAGTTTAGCTACAGCACAGGAAGTAGCGGCAGACTTTGAAAATTGTATTGTCTTTGAGCGAGAGGAAGATATGCTTAATACTTTCCTTGACTTAATTGAAGATGCTGATGTGTTGTCGGGTTGGAATAGTGAGGGCTACGATATACCCTACACAATTAATCGTATTACCCGTGTACTAAGCAAAAACGACACACGTAGATTTTGTTTGTGGGGCCAAGCACCTAAGGAGCGTGAGTTTGAACGCTATGGCGCTACTAGTACTACATTTGATATAGTTGGTCGTGTACATATGGACTATATGCAACTATATCGCAAATATACATATGAAGAACGACACAGTTATTCCTTAGATGCTATTTCTGAATATGAACTAGGTGAAAGTAAAACAGCATACGAAGGTACTTTAGATCAGTTATATAATAAAGACTTTAAAAAGTTTATTGAATATAATAGACAGGATACTTTACTGTTAAACAAGCTAGATGTTAAGCTACGCTTTTTAGATTTGTCTAATGAACTTGCCCACGCTAATACTGTATTGCTTCCTACTACAATGGGCGCAGTAGCAGTTACTGAGCAAGCTATTATTAACGAAGCACATGAACGTGGATTAGTTGTACCTAACCGCGCACATCGTCTTACAGATGATGAAACAGCGGCAGCAGGGGCTTATGTTGCGTATCCTAAAAAAGGCACACATGAGTGGGTGGGCGCAGTTGATATTAACTCACTATACCCATCTGCTATTCGCGCATTGAATATGGGAATGGAAACTGTTGTAGGACAATTACGTCACACTATGACTGACCGCTATATTGCTGACTTAGTAGCTAAAGGCAAATCCGCGGCAGGATCATGGGAAGGTATGTTTGCTACATTAGAATATACTGCTGTGATGGAACAACAGCGTGGAACAGAAATTACTATTGACTGGCAAGATGGTGAGCAGAGTGTACACTCAGCATCTGAAGTATGGGAAATGATTTTTAATAGCAATCAACCCTGGATGCTAACTGCTAACGGCACTATTGTTACTTACGAAACTAAAGGAGTTGTTCCTGGATTACTAGAGCGTTGGTATGCTGAACGTAAGGAACTACAAGCTAAGAAGAAAGATGCTAAGGATCCTAAGGAGATTGCGTTCTGGGACAAACGACAGTTAGTTAAAAAGATTAACTTGAACAGCTTATACGGCGCAATTTTAAATCCGCATTGTCGCTTCTTTGACAAACGCATAGGACAATCAACTACACTATCTGGTCGTAGTATTGCTAGACACATGGCAGGTTATATTAACGAGTGTATCACAGGCAAGTTTGACCACTTAGGAGATGCTATTGTTTACGGTGATACTGACTCTTGCTACTTTACAGCATGGCCTGTACTTAAAAAAGAAGTTGCCGCAGGCAATATGACTTGGGACAAAGAAACTTGTATTCAGTTATATGACAGTATCGCAGATCAAGTTAACGATAGCTTCCCAGCATTTATGGAGCAAGCATTCCATTGCCCACGTGAGGCTGGCGAGTTAATTAAAGCAGGTAGAGAACTTATTGCATCTAACAGTTTGTTTATTACTAAAAAACGTTATGCTGTATTAATTTATGACTTAGAGAATAAACGTCTTGATGTGGATGGTAAACCAGGTAAGATTAAAGCTATGGGCTTAGACTTAAAGCGGTCAGATACTCCTAAGATTATTCAAGAGTTTTTATATGAGATTTTAGAAAAAGTATTAACAGGAACTCCGCGTGATGCTATTGTAGAACGTATCCGCGAGTTTAAGTATGAATTTAAAGAGCGTCCAGCTTGGGAAAAAGGCACTCCTAAACGTGTAAACAACTTGACTAAGTATGGTGCGGCGGAAGAACGTGAAGGTAAAGCTAATATGCCCGGGCACGTTCGTGCGGCATTAAACTGGAACACAATGCGTCGTATGAATAGCGACAACTATTCTATCGCAGTAGTAGATGGAATGAAAACTATTGTATGTAAACTTAAAGACAATCCTATGGGATGGACAAGTATTGGATATCCTACAGATGAACAACGCTTGCCTGAATGGTTTACAACATTACCTTTTGACGATAGCTTGATGGAAGCAACTATTGTAGATCAAAAGATTGACAACTTATTATCTGTATTGAACTGGGACTTAGCAAGTGCTACTAACACAGACAATACCTTCCAAACTTTATTTGAGTTTTAATATGAAACTAAGCGAACTAGTACTACTTAAAAATCAACTTGATGCTAGGTCAACAGGTGAGTTGCGAGATCAAGCATCACGTGAGTTAAATGAAATTATATACTTGGTTAATACTAAAGCTGCCGAGCATCAAAGTATTTTTGAAGAGCGCCAGCAAAGTATACAAAAATCATTTGATACATTTGAAAATGAATTGAACTTGCTTAAAGCTGAACTTAAACAAAAAATTGAAATAGCAGAAAAGCCATACTTCCAACAAAGCTATGACATTTATCAAAATGAAATGACTGAAGGGTTGGACGTAACGTTTGGTGTTAGACAACAGCCTAGACTGGATAGAGATTTATTCCGTTCTAGATTAAGAAAGTATACTGACTGGAAGTATTCTGCTATGTGTATTCGTCCAGCCATGGAAGACTTTGTTGATGATATGGTAGCTTGTGATCCACTATATCTAGTAGATTTAAGCCATGACCATTTACTACCAGCTATGGGTAGATTTAACGAAAAATATCAAAATAGATTACGCACTTACACAGTTAACGAAGATTTGGAACAAGGAGAAATATTAGGCAGAATTCCTAATAATCAATTTGGTCTAGTGTTTGCGTTTTACTATTTTAATTTTAGACCTATTGAATATATCAAAAAGTGGCTAACTGAGATTTATCAAAAACTTAAACCTGGCGGTGTACTGCTTATGACATTTAACGATTGTGATCGCTCTAGTGCTATTATAATGGTTGAAGAAATGTTCTGCGCTTATACACCTGGATATTTAATATACGAATTGGCTGCCAGTATTGGATATGAAGTTGAGTTTAGTTGGCATGACGAACGTCCTACTACTTGGGTAGAGTTTAAAAAGCCTGGGCATTTGGAAACACTCAAAGGCGGACAAACTTTGGCAAAAATAGTTTCAAAACAGTTGTAAAACCTAAATAAACCTGCTATACTATTAACATTACATAAAGGAAATATAAATGCGTGATCATCTTTTAGACCTCGTTTCACATACACTTGACTTAGGCTGTATCGAACAAGTTAAAATTACCGGTACTGATACCGAAACAAACATTGCTGGATTGGCAGAAGACCGTTCAGTAGTAGTAGAGGGTAGCTTTGCTGGACCAGTAGCTGACTTTATTGGTACATTTGGTATGCCAAACTTAGCTAAACTTAAAATTCTTTTGAACTTACAAGAGTACAAAGAAGATGCTACACTAACTATTAATCGTCGTGATAATGGCGCTCCTGATCAGTTAAACTTTGTAAACAAAGCAGGCGACTTTAAAAATTCATATCGTTTTATGGCTGCCGAAGTAGCTAACGAGCGTATTAAAACTGTTAAGTTTAAAGGCGCAAACTGGAACATTGAATTTGAGCCAACAGCGGCAGCTATTCAGCGTTTAAAGATGCAAGCGGCTGCTAACAGTGAAGAAAATAACTTCCAAGCTAAAACAGAAGATGGCGACTTGAAGTTTTACTTTGGCGACCATTCAACACACGCTGGTAACTTTGTATTCCAAACAGATATTAAAGGTACATTAAAACGTGCTTGGTCTTGGCCTGTTAAAACTGTTATCTCTATTTTAGATTTGTATGGTGATAAAGTTATGCGTATTAGTGATGAAGGGGCGGCAATGATTACTGTTAACTCAGGGCTTGCTACTTACAACTTTATTCTCCCAGCACAATCCAAGTGATCGAACAAGATAACCTTACTGCTAAACAACTAGACTACGCATTATTTTTACCTGCGTTGTCTAGTTTCTATGCTACATTCATAGGCAAACAACGTGATCCAGTTAATGGGCCATATGTTGATATTGCTCGTATGCCTAATGGATTAAAAGACATGGAGCAAATGAATTGGCTTAATAGTCAAAAAGGTGCGTTTACTTATAAGTGGAGTTTATACTCTGCTGGTCACGCTAACTTAGACGTAAACAAAAATGACTTTGGTGAAGCTATGGTTCGTGACCGTGAGGCAAGCAGTTGGTTGTTAGGTGACTCAGGCGGTTTCCAGATTGGTAAAGGCAAGTGGGAAGGTGATTGGAAGAATCCTAACTGTCCTAAAGCACAAAAGAAGCGTAGACAAGTACTTGAGTGGATGGACAAGTACATGGATTATGGTATGTGTTTAGATATTCCAACATGGGTAGTACGCAGTCCAGACGGACGTAAAGCTACAGGTGTTAACACATATGATGATGCTGTTAATGCTACTTATATTAATAATGATTATTTTATTAACAATCGCAATGGTAACTGTAAATTCTTAAACGTACTACAAGGTGAGAATCACGCAGATGCTGATAACTGGTACGATTTAATGAAAAAGTATTGCGATCCTAAACAATATCCAGGTCGTCACTTTAATGGTTGGGCTATGGGTGGTCAAAATATGTGTGACATCCATTTAGTATTGCGTCGACTAGTAGCATTACGTTTTGATGGGTTGTTAGAAGAAGGCAAACAAGATTGGATGCACTTCTTGGGTACAAGTAAACTTGAGTGGGCAACTTTACTAACTGACATCCAACGTGCTGTTCGCAAGTATGTCAACCCTGCTTTTACTATTAGCTTTGACTGTGCTAGTCCATTCTTAGCTACAGCTAACGGACAAGTATATCATCAAATTGAAACTAACGATAGACAAAAATGGACTTATCGTATGGCTGGCATTGTTGACAACAAAAAGTATTCCGCGGATACACGCCCATATGGACCTACGGTAGTACAAGAAGGATATGTTCCTTGCTTTGAAGACAGTCCTATTAGCAGACATTTACAAATGAAAGATATTTGTATCTACAAACCCGGAGACCTAAATAAAATAGGTAAAGAAGGTAAAACATCTTGGGATTCGTTTAGCTATGCTTTATTAATGGGACATAATGTTTGGACGCATATCGAATCAGTACAACGTGCTAACCGTGAATATGATTCAGGTAAGATACCTGGTATGTTAATTGATGAACGTTTTGATTCACTACAATTTAAAGATATCGTGGAAGCTATTTTTGCCACTAACAATAGAGATGAAGCTGAAGCAATCATTGAAGAGTATGACAGATTTTGGCAACGCATTATTGGCACACGTGGTGCTAGTGGTAAAAAGGCAGTTAACGCTAGAACAATGTTTGGCAGTTTGTTTGAAGAAGAAGTTGGAGAAGAACATCATATTGATGATTCAGGATTAGATGAAACTAAACTTGACGAATTGGAGAGTATCAATGATTGAAAATCGTATTAAGCAATTAGAGGAAGAACACCATCGGTTAAATAAAAAAATTGATGGATTAGAAAGTACTGGTGTATTTGACGATGTTGAAATAAATGATTTGAAAAAACAACGCTTACATATCAAAACACAGATTGTAACCCTTAAACAAGATAACGCACACAACGTTCCAATTAGTACAAAAAATTAAATGAAAAGTCTTATCGTAGGTATGGGCATTGGTAATTTGTACAAGGATGTACTTACCAAACTCGGCCACGCTATCGTTACAGTAGATATGGATCCAAATAAACACGCAGATTATTTGGATCTAAACACAGCATTGGATGAACATCCGTGCTTTAATGCTGTACATATTTGTACACCTAACTATACACACGAAGACATTGCTCGACAAGTAGCAGAACACACTCAAATTGTGTTTATTGAAAAGCCAGGAGTTGAATCCTCATTAGCATGGTTCAACTTAACTCGAGACTATCCTAACACACGCTTTATGATGGTTAAGAATAATATGTGGCGTAGTAACATTGCTGAGTTAAAAGAGCAAGCTACACAGGCCAAGTTAGTAAATATTCGCTGGGTAAGAAAAAATTGTATTCCACATCCAGGTTCGTGGTTTACTACACGTGAATTAGCTTACGGCGGTGTTAGTAGAGATTTAATGCCACACTTACTAAGTTTATACATTGCTATGAATCCAGCCTGGAGCACAGAACAAGTAAATGGCAAGTCAGCTATGACAGCTTGGGAGTTAAAGGATATTGATAGTACAGAGTATGGGGTAATAAATCATCAAGGCATTTATGATGTTGATGATGTTTGCTCTATACATTTTAGTAACAAATGGCACACTACTGCTAACTGGCGTAGTATGAATGAAGAAGATAGTTCTATTACATTTACTATGTCTGATAACAGTATAGAACGCTTTGAACTTGGATGGTGTCCTGAAGAAGCATACTATAATATGATTGTAGATGCTATGGATAATGTAGATAACAAAGAGTTTTGGCATAATCAACTTAACCAGGATCTATGGATCCATGAACAAATAGAATCACTATGAAAACAAGAATCTTATATACCGACGGTAAAGGTCAGTTTGTAGAAACTGACTACTATAAACCTGACTGTGGTGAAAACGAAATTGCAGTTCGCGCTGTTATGACAGGTGTTTGTCGTTCCGACATTGATATGATGTTAGGTAAGTTTGGCCCGTTACCATTAAAAATGAGCGGACACGAAGGCATTGGACAAGTGGTAGTAGTTGGAGAACATCTTAACATGCAAGTTAAAGTTGGTGACTATGTTGCCACACGCGGCGAGCCAGCTTATGCTGACTACTATAATGTTCGCGATAAAGAGTTTGTAATAATTCCTAATCCAGATCCTAAATACATTATAGAACCTGTTGCTTGTGGCATTAATTTGATTAGACAAGCACAACACGAAATAGAAAAACGTTCTGGTGATATACTAATACTAGGCAGTGGGTTCCTTGCTTGGGTAGCATACAACACACTTAAACTTGAAAAGTTTAAAAATAATATTGATGTTGTTGGTCGTAACAACAAAGACCTTTGGGGTGACGTACTATTAGAATCCATCCCAGATAAGCAATATGATATTGTTATTGATTTAAGTAGTAGTTCTGCTATATTCAATCAAGACATACTAGCTAACCAAGCACTAATCATATTTGGCGCACAAAAGGAAGTAACTACTGACTTTAGTAACTTACTTTGGAAAGCCTGTACTATGATATTCCCTAGTCCACGCAATCCAGAATTTATTTGGGTTATGAAACGTGCTGTATATTGGATTGAGTCTGGACAACTTAATGTTGACAAGTTTTGGACCAAGTGTTATAATCGTAATACAGAATGGCAACAAGCGTTTGCGGATGGTAAGGACCGTCCAAACGGTTACAGCAGAGGTTATATCAAGTGGGACTAGATACTGAAGAGCGGTTAACGGCAACTTATTTTGTAGGCTTTGAAGTAGAGCATACTATTTGCCATGGCATGAAAACATTATTTGTAGTAGGCACTCCGCCTGTTACTGAAATACTTGAAAAAGCTAACACTAACGAATGTAGGCACGTTTACTTTGGTACTAGTCAAAGTTTTAATCCTACAGACAACACACCAGAAGAGTACAAGCCCTGGGATGACGCAATATTTGCGTTATTGCAATTAGGTTACTGGGTTACATTAGACTTTGATGTTAAACACACAACAGGTATACTTGAATCTGGTTATTTAAAGTTTGAACGATTTGTTCCTATGATTAGTGTTAAAATTCCGCACGTTAGACAGTTTAATTATAATACTACACTTAAGGTTGATGATTTAACCTGGGGTGCTACTAATCCTGGAGTATGGACACATCAGTTACATGACTTAATGGCTAACGACAAGTATACATACTGGGATCAGTATACACAGGATACGGAGATTAAATGATTAGAATGATTTGGGAAAAGATGATGAAGTGGGGCTGGGATTATAATCGCAATCTCAGAGAAGAACCTATATCTGTAGACATAGGGCTTTCATCCGAAGATCATCGTCCTGACATGGAAAAGGCTATTAGATTTTCTGTACTACCAGCACGTGGTGGTTGTGTAATGGAAACTCGCATCTACAATAAGAAAGAGCGAGAGTGGGACGTGGTTAGTCATGTTATCCCAGACGGCACAGATGTAGCAGAGTCTGTGGGTAAAATTGTAGCAATGGAACTTTGGAAAGTGTAAATATGAGCAAACTACCTGAAAGAAAAGAAATTAATACAGGAATGATATCAAATCAAAACGAACGCATTGATTTCGATTCACTGCCCTTAGAAGTAAGAAAACAAATTATTAACGAGATCGAAACTGAAACTAATGATATTGTACAACGTCGCTTAAAAATAAAAAATGAAAAGCCAGGAAATAGTTAATTCTTCAGTTGATACATACGACTCGTTGCGTTACGGAAGAGCCATTACTGCTGAGTTAACTGAAATACAGAAATCAATTAATATTGACAATATTGAAGTATTGTGCGAAAATTTTTTATCAGTTAAGCGAAAAATTTTAAAATTTACTACACCTTTAGATAAAAATTTACAATCAAAATTAAAAGAAACTGAACAACTACTATTAGTAAACAATGGTAGCCCTTATTTAACTGAACATAGGATTTACTAACATGGAACAACGTAAACAAGCATTATTAGAACAAGCTAATCGCATTAAAGAAAACGCCGAACGTAAAATTTGGGTTACGTTTCGTAAAGAGGGTATTCATAAATACCCAGCGGCGGCTACAGATCCTAACTTGTCCACAGGAGACGAATATGATGTATCATTCCTTGCTAGTCCTCATCGTCACATTTTTCATTTCAGGGTGTGGATCGATGTCTTCCATAACGACCGTGATATCGAATTCATCCAGTTCAAACGATGGCTCGAAAATCTCTATACCAGTCACAGAAGTGATTCGCCTACAGTTTTAAAATTAGATTTTAAGTCCTGCGAAATGATCGCAGATGACTTGTATGATCAGATAGCACAACGTTATCCCGAACGTGCTATATGGATTGATGTATCCGAAGATGGTGAGAACGGATGCCTCATTAAGTATGAACTTTCTCGCCCTAACCTAAGTATTAAATATTAAGGAAACACAATGGGTAAGCAACATTACAAACCCAGTGCTCGCGCACTACAAACGCAAGATGACCTTGTTAAGTTTTTAGACTTCTGTGTTGATTTTGGTTATCGTTACAACGAAGGAGATTTATACAACTTCAAGGCCTATGCTTGGCAACAATACAACAAATTTATTCAAGGCAAAAATGCTAAGAATATGTGGGTTGAAGATGCACGTCGTTTAGGAAGACCGATTTGACCGTTTTCTTAAT